ATGGCAGTATTATCAATTTACTTGGATAAAAGGAAGAAAAATTCGTCTGACGTATATCCTGTTAAGTTCAGGGTATATCACAATAAAGCTTTTTTTATATCATCGGGGATGTATTCAAATGCTGAAACATGGGGTGATGGAGAATACGGGAAGAAAGAACCTAACTATAAGGTGAAGAATATGGCACTTCGCAACAAGTATAATTTAATAGAGTCTGAATTATTATTGTTGGGAACCAAATTAAAAGGGATGTCCGACAAGCAACTTAAAGAACATCTTTCTAATATTATATCATCAAAACCTGCCTCTACATGTGATTTTTTACATTATTATGATGAATATACCTCATTAAAGGACAAGAAGAGTACTAAGGATAATTATATAAATACGCGAAAACTGATAATTGAGTTTGATACTGCTCCTACTTTTGAAACAATAGATAGAAAGTGGCTGACATCCTTTAATCAATTTTTGGTAGATAAAGGATATATGATTAATTATATTGGCACACATTTGAAAAATATTAGGGCTGTTTTTAATTATGCCATTGATGAGGAAGTGACAACCCTCTATCCTTTCAGGAAGTTTAAGGTGAAAAAGGAGCAAACAAGAAAACGGAGTTTGACGATAGAAGAAATAAGATTATTAAAAGATTATCCGTGTGAAAAACATTTGGAATTTTACCGTGATATTTTTATGTTGATATTTTATCTTATAGGCATTAATCTTGAGGATTTGCTTTTTCTTACCAAGGACAACATCAATAATGGACGCATCGAATATTATCGGCATAAAACAGGGAAATTGTTTTCTATAAAGATAGAACCGGAAGCACAAGCTATATTAGACAAATACAAAGGAGATAAATATCTGCTTAATATAATGGATAATCGTAATGATTATACCAGCTTCACTACCAGCATTGACAGGGCATTGAAACAAATAGGGGGTGTCTCTATCTTGGAAAGAGGGAAAAAGGTTAGAAATCCTCTTTTCCCCAAGTTGTCCACATACTGGGCCCGCCATTCATGGGCTACGTTGGCGGCGGAGCTTGATATACCTAAAGAAACTATATCTGCCGGCTTAGGACATGAGATTGGTTCTGATGTTACTAGTATCTATATCAAATTCGATCAGAAGAAGGTGGACGATGCCAATAGGAGAGTGATTGACTATGTGTTTGGAAAAGAAAAAGCCGGGGAATGATGCCCGGCTTATATCATTGGTTTAGACCCACCGCTTATTTTTGGCGTTGGGTCATACTCTGTGTTTTTTCTTTGTTTCTCATCCTCGTCTTTGAGATACTTGTTCCTTATATCTTTGATGTCGTTTGTCATTCCCCATACTTTGAAGAAGAGAATAATTTGTAATACTCCGAATATTAGGAGTATAATGGTTAGAAAGTCAATCATAATCTTAAATATTTAGTTTGTTCTTTAATTCTTGGATTTTTCTAATAGCCTTTTAGCCTTTTCTAATCTTGTAATATACTCCATTACGTCATATTGAACGAAAGCCCATTTCCCGTCTTCATATCTAATGTTTTCATTAGTTTCAAGAGCCTGCATCACTTGATTGTATAACGACGAATCATCTTCGATTGCCCTTCCGGCTCTGCGCTCATTTTCTTTCATAAATACACTTATGGCTATCTTAATGATTCTGATTTCATTATCATAATCTTTCTTTTTCCGATAAAGAATCATTAATCTATCATATGGATGTGTTGCTGGAAGTTGTGGTATAATAGCTTTTTCATATACAGCTATAGCTTCATTTATCATACCTTCCTTTTCTAAATCTATGCCTAATTTAATCAATCTTGAATTTTCATTCAGAACTTCTTGTTGAGCTATTTCTTTAAATTCTTTTTCCTGCTTTTGTTTAAGTGTTTCAAAACGAGATTTTTCCAAATGGTTTAGTCTATATTCGAGTTCACCTTCGTCTTTACATAAGACCTCTCTCGCTTTAATTCCACTTGTTTCTCCTACAATTCCAGCACATTCAAGTTGGTCCATAATACGCCCTGCTCGATTATAACCTATAGCAAATTTACGCTGAATTAATGAAGTAGAACCTTGCTGGTGAATCACAACCAAACGGGCAGAATCTTCAAATAGCGGATCAAGTCTAATCATATCAACATTATTTACAGAGGGATCTTCTATTTTTTCTTCCTCTTCTTTCTTTATAAATATCTCTTCTTTTTTTGTGTCTACTTTTTCTTCTGTATCTGTAATTATCCTATTTATAGGTGTTTCTGTAATTAGGGTTTCATTATCGTTGCCAATTTCATTGTCCATTTGAACTGTTTCCTTTTTCTCAACCGACGATAAATGTAAAGCAAATCCTATTATTATAAGAAGTATAGATAGAGCAAAATGTATACCACAGATTGGCAATATGACTGCAAGGGCATAGCATATAAACGAGAAAAGACATCCAGTATAATTCTTTATTTCATATCCAGAATCTGCATTATTTAATTGCGTTCTATGATTGGACATATTATTGTCACAAACTTTTGTTCTTGAATAGATACCTGTGCCAGGTATTCCTGTCGTAACGTACGTTCCTCGTTTTCCGAAATTTACTTTTGCTCCTCGTGGACCAATCGACCAACTTGTACCAGATTTGCTAACATTCATGTGTACTCCAGGAAGTATCTTAATTCTTTTTCTGAAATATAGTCCCATAGTATTAGATTTTATTTATAATAATGTATCGCTTACGATGTGCTGTTTTACTATCCAAAGACTTCTTATTTGATCTATTTCTATATCGAAATCATCAAATTCCTCCGTATTAATAGAGTGAGCAATCCAGTATTTACGAGCCAAAGATTGTTCCTTATACCTACGTAATATCTTAATGTGTCCATGATATTCTCCGGTTTCTTTGTCTTCTACTACTATTCCAAATATGTTGCCAAATGGTATTGTATTTGGATTATCATGAGGAAGTGTATATCTTTTTAAAGCAACCCAACAGCCAGAAGGAAGTGTTGGGGACATAGATCTTCCTACTATCTGTGCTACTCCTTCACAATCTTTGCAATCGGGTAGATACCAATAGCGGGTGATATCTTCGGTAATACTTATGAGTTGGGTTTGCCCAGCTGCAAATTTAAAACTTACCTGTGGCAATAAATGCAATCCTTTATTTTTTGCATCTTGAAATTCCTCTTCTGATGTAATTGATGTGCCGGAAGATGTCGGTATATTAGGAATCACATCATCTGTATTTTTATCTTCGTTTATCGCGTTCCCTCTTCCTGTAAGGATGTACTCCGAATTTATTTTGTTACAATTCATGCAAACAGCAGACAATATATCTGATGGAAGGGATTTTTCTTTCCCGGTATTAGTCTTTCCTCCTTTCATCTGCGAAATTTTAGATTGAGCAGATTTCACTCCATACTTTGTTTCTATTTCATAAGGGGTTATACCAGCTTTTTCTATTGCTTCAAAAAATCTATCAATCATTCCCATAAATTATATCTTTTAATTTGATGCTTTACAAATATAAAGTATATTTGTATCGGAATCAAGTTGCGGATGATTTCGACTAAATTGTTTAACTGTTCCCATTAAGGGACTATATAGGCGACTTAACTTCAAACCGCAACTTTGGAGTTGGTCGCTTTACTTTTATAGTTATGGTAATAATCAATCCTTTTCTATTTGAATCAATGAGAATGCAAATAGAAGAGTCATCTCATACGCCAAACAAAACAATCTGTAAGGATCCATTTAAAGAATCAAACAGGCTTATTGATAATGCAAAAGAATCATACTTCAAGATCTTGGAGGAAGAGAAGCGCGCTATCAGAGAAAGTGCCAATCCTTCCGAGTTTAATCTTTAGTTTCCTTGTGAATGCATCGTCAAACAGTGTATATCCATATCGTGTTTTAAGTTCTTTCAACTGATTAATAACATAATCTATATCTTCCTTATCTTTAGTCTTTTCAGTGGTCTCAAGCATCATGTAAATAGATTGCCTTATATCTGCTATATTTTTTAATTTCATAGCCATGTGTAGCAGGCGTATCTCTATATACATCATAGTTTTTGCTGTATGAATTACATGATGGTCACTTATGTCCTGTAATTTTTCTTCTATTTCATTTTTAAGGTCGTTTTTTAACCCAAAAATGTTATATCCAACCATTACGGCTAATGCTCCTACAACGAAAGAAAGAAAAGCAATCATAGAATCGAATAGAGTCCATGTTACAGGCTCGTATTTGCATAGCCATAGCAATATTGCAATGACACTTAATCCAAGTGCTATCCACGCTATCCAATTTCTATTTCTGTCTTCTTTCTTCATATTATAATAAGGTATAACCTGCTTTTATAGTTAAATAATGTTGTTATACTTTATAATTGTAAAGTAATTCTTTGTTGCTTTATAATTATAAAGTATATTTGCATTATCAAATTAAACTGATACAAAGAAACGAAGATTAATTCAGATTTCAAATAGTATAAACATATTAAAATACACGATTATGAGAACAAGAGAATTTTTACACGAAGTAATGAGCCTTGCTTGGCAGTTCGTTAAGCGTAATGGCTACACCATGAGCGAAGCAATGAAGGTCGCTTGGGCTAATTTGAAACTGAAAGGTGAGATGAAGAAGAAGATAGTGAAGTTCTACTTCAAAAAAGTGGACGGTTCTGTTCGTGAGGCATACGGTACACTAAATGAAAAGCTGATGCCTGCCATCACTGGTACTGACAATAGAAAGAAGAATGATACCGTCCAGACTTACTATGATACTGAACGCCAAGAATTCAGATGCTTCAAAAAAGCTAATCTGATGTCAATCGCATAAAAGATATGGATATGAATGCTTACACGATTAACCAGCAGTTGGATAGCCTTTATAAAGATTTAGAGGCAGCTCACAACAACGATGAAAGGACTGTTTGCCTGATGTTCAATGCTGATAGCAAAAAAGAAGTTATCCAGTTGATAACGGATGAGATAGACAGTTTGGAAGATGCCTTAAAAGGTTTTGAAACTTGTGAAGATGATGGCATGGATTACGATGCTCTATGCCGGGTACAAGGTATCAGCCGATACGCATAATACACGATTATGCAATGCACGACAGCCCTACGGACGGATTGAACGGCAACCGATAGCGAGAATCGGGTAGGGTACTATTGATTAGTTCTTTGAAATTCTGTAAAAGCAATTACGGTGTAATTCATAAGCCGTTTTTGCCAACCAAAGATAACGAACGCACATAAGCAAGTTGGGGCTTGTGAGCTGTGCAATGTTTAACAATTAATAGAAAACACCGCAAAGAATCGTCTTTGAGCAGTGAGCATATGGGTTAGGCGTCCGTACTGTTTTCGACAATATAGCCTGTACTGAACTGAAATAAGGTTCTGCTATTCGATTAGGGTACAGGTACTTATTTAAATTTATACGATTATGAAAACAATCCAATTCGTTTTATCTATATTGGTTAGTATATGTGCTGCCGGTATGCTTTACGGGGCTATTACTACTTACAGTCCTATGAAAATATTCTCTATCACTATAATGAGTGTTATATGTGTAGGGTGTGTGTCGCTCATGAGAATAACTTATAGAGAACTTAAAACAGACCGCTAAAAGGTAGTCCTATAATCCGGCACAAGGCGCATGGGGATGAGTGCACAATAGCCATGCAAACCAGCCGGGCGGTAATCATCCGAAAGTAGCATTATTGGAATGTATGTGGTATTTAATAATAATCATATTCTTTATATATATAGGTCTCATTACCCCACAAGAAGCAGGTTCGATTCCTGCCTTTCGGACTACACTTTAAATTATACGATTATGACAGTGGAAGAATTAAGAGGCATGACGCAAGAAGATTTAGTAAGGCGTGTGCAAGAACTGGAAGAGACTAATGAGAAATTAGCTGAAGAGAAAAAAGCATGGTATAAATCTTGGAGTGATTTGCAACAGAAGTTTGAACATTTCAAGAATGCGGTTAAAAGCATTGTTCTGATAATAGATTAGATATTCGTGTTTTATTTTTTTTGTTTGTACTGGGTGTGCCGTCCGTGAGGATAGTGCACCTTTTTTAATCGGATGGTTAGCTTATCGGTTAGAGCTTCGTGTTGCGCAAACAATTGGCACGATTGAGAGGGGTTCGATTCCCTTACCATCCACGAATCATTAATTAAATTTTACTCTTATGGCAAAAGAACTGAAAGAAAGAACAGAAATCAAGAAAAAGCTGAAAAAGAAGAATGACAGAATCAGTTTTGACTTTAGCGACAAGCTTGCTGGACAGCTTCGCAGGTGTACCGCTGACCTTAACAGGCTGGCAAGGATTGACCGGATAATAGACAAGAAGCAAACTTTGTATTCGGTGGACACTAACAGGGAAGCCGGATATATTGAGGTTATCCGCAATTATTAATCAGCTGACTTACACGATTATGAAGAGAGTTTTTAATGAACTTACACCTGAATGCGAGATTACGGCACGAATGTATGCACAAGGGTATGAGAAGAAGGAAATAGCCGATTTGAAATGCAGGGCTGTGAGTACGATAAACAACCAGTTGCAGAAGGCTTTTGAAATTCTTCATGTAAGAAATGGAAGAGAACTTGCTACCATGCTATATGAGCGTCTGGCTGGCATGAAATTCACTATGGATTTCCCACCAATAGCCCGTTCTGTTATCGCCTGTTGTTTATTATGTGTGTTTTCAATTACGTTTTATCAGGATTTCCATTCAGATATGCGTAGGGCAAGACGGACTAGAGAAGAGAAAATAGAATTTCTGAAAGATATGATATGAAAAGAGGAAAGGTTGAATCCGTACAGAAGCTTTGGCTTAATAAGGATGAAGCGATGGCTTATTTGGGGTGTAGCGTTGATTACCTTGATAAACTTAGGAATAACGCCCAGGTTTCATTTGCCAAAGATGGAAAAATGATTTGGTACAATTTGGAGTCGATCAACAGATTTTTGAATAGAATGAAAGTAATATAAACCCTTTAAATTTTACGATTATGAGTCTTATAAAAAAATCAAATGAATTAGTAATCCCTACCACTGTAAAGATGATGATTTACGGGCAGGCTGGTATGGGAAAATCAACAGTGGCATTGAGCGCACCGAAACCGTTATTATTGGATTTCGATAATGGTGTTAAGCGTATGAATATGGCGCATTTGGAAAACATAGATACTGTACAGGTCACTTCATGGAGTGATGTTCAACAGGTCTTGCAGGAGGATTTGTCTGCTTATCAGACCATTGTAGTTGATACAATCGGTAAGATGATGGATTTCATCATTACTTATAAATGTGGTAGCCGCCAACCGTCTATCAAGGATTGGAGCGGTATCAATGCCGAATTTTCATGGATGACACGAACACTTTCGGGGCTTAACAAGCACATCATTTTCGTTGCCCATCGCGACACAAGAAAAGAAGGTGATGATACGGTGTTTATCCCTGCCTTGCGTGAAAAATCCTACAACTCTATCGTTACCGAACTGGATTTGCTCGGTTATCTTGAAATGAAAAGCGAAAGAGGCGTCCAAAGACGTACCATCACTTTTGACCCAACTTCAAGAAATGACGGTAAGAATACTTGCAATCTTCCTTCAGTAATGGAGGTTCCTACCATTCTTGACAAGAATGGTAATCCAACCGCCAAGAACGACTTTATCACTGCCAAGATAATCAATTCGTATTTGGGTATGCTTGCAGCCAAGAAAGAGGCACAGGAAAAGTATGATAAGGTGATAGAGGAAATCAAAGAAAGTATCGAATTTATAACTGATGCCAAGTCTGCTAATGAGTTCGCCTCTCATATTAATGAGTTTGAACACGTTGGTAGTTCTTTGATGATGGCGAGAAGTTTGTTTGCTGCAAAGGTAAAGGCTTTGGGACTGATATTCAATAAGGAAACTAAAATCTACTCAGATGCAGCCTAACTATCGTATATATGCAACATTATTGGATTCTTACTTCAATTACCTTAATAGCGATGTCATATATGAGCGTTATTATGGGTGGAGTGAGAATCCACCATGTACGGAAGAAGAGTTTCGGCAGAAGCAGTTTCAAGAACTGATAGACCGTATTAACCGCAAACCGTTTGATAGTGAAGCGGCAGACCGTGGCACGGCTTTCAATGAAATCATTGATTGTATGATTGAGAACCGTAAATCTTCTATAATGGAAATTAGCAAGGCATATCACGATGACGGAACACTTTACGGAATAAAAGCTGTTTACAACAATCGCACTTTCACTTTTCACATTGACCTTTGCCGCGAGTTTGCCAGCTACTACAAAGGGGCATTAACCCAACAAAGAGTAGAAGCCATCTTGCCTACTGCATACGGTAGTGTATTGGTTTATGGTCTGATTGACGAACTGATGCCTACCAGTGTTCACGACATCAAAACAACTGGAAGCTATACCGTAGGGAAGTTCAAAGACCACCACCAACATTTGGTTTATCCATACGCTTTGATGAAGAACGGTTCGGATGTGCGGACGTTTGAATACAACATTGTAGAGTTTAATAAAGGCGGTTATGTGGTAGATACCTATACAGAAACATACGTTTTCAATCCTGAACGTGATATACCAATCCTCACTAACCATTGTGAAGAGTTTGTCCGGTTCTTGGAAGAAAACAGAAAATTGATAACTGACACTAAAATCTTTGGAAATGAATGATGGAGTTTATTTTGGCGAAAATGGTAACGAGGTAATCGTAATCAATGGATTTGAATACTCACGAGAAGAATTTGATTCCCTTGTGGATATGTGTGGAGATTGCAATATGTAATAAAAAGAACCAGTAATATTAGGTTATGGCAAATCAAATAACTGGACGGATAACCGAAATCGGACAAACTGTTCAAATACCATCCAAAAACGGTGGTTCCTCGTTTACAAAACGGGAGTTCATTTTAGATGCTACCACTTACGACCCTTATACGGGAGAGCGTAGCGAGTATGAGAATGTTATTCCCTTAGAGTTTTCAGGCGATAAGTGTGCAGAACTTGACCGCTTTAATCAGGGTGATGTTGTTACTGTATCATTTGTCTTACAAGGACGTTCTTGGACGAATCAAGACGGAGAACTCAAACGTATGGCATCTATTCGGTGCTACAAAATAGATGCGCGTGGTGGTGTATCGCAATCCCAACAAACAACATCGGTACAACAGCCAGCGCCACAGTCGACCTATCAGCAACAGCCGCAGAACTTTCCGCCTCCGGTTGATGCTAATGGCAATGTAAAGGACGATTTACCTTTTTAGCGTATGCTGTTCGACTTGAAGAATGAATATCAAATACCCAAGTTCAAGGAGTATGTAAACAAGCTGTTTAGTGAACGTGCGGTGGTGGAAGTGAAAAAGAAACTACCTAACCGCACGCTTGCCCAAAACAGCTACTTGCATCTTCTTTTAGGGTATTTCGGTAGTGAGTACGGTTGCAGTCTCGACGAAGCAAAAATTGATTTTTATAAGAGGATTTGCAACCGTGATTTGTTTGAGAGAAAGACGGTCAACAAGAAAGGTAAGGAAGTAACTTACTTAAGAAGTTCTGCCGAGCTGACAACAGGTGAAATGACTTTGAGTATTGACCGTTTTCGTAACTGGAGTGCATCAGTAGCAGGTATCTATCTGCCGGCTGCAAATGAACATCAAATGCTGATATACGCCCAGCAGGAAATACAAAGAAATCAAGAATTTATTTAGTTATGAAAGCATTATTTAAAATGGACTTCGATTGCGGAAGAATGGGCAATCTTGAAGGAGTATTTATTGCAGATACAGAAGATGTCGAATACTTAGTGAATAACAAAATCAGTGTTTATTTCGGTGAAGTACTTGGCAAACACTCTGAAATATCCGGGTGTGTGGCTGAAAGTGAAATCAAACAAATAACCACCGATGAAAATGTAATCAAGATAGTTGAAGAATATGGGCTCAACAGTGGGTATAATCCACTTGAATACACTCTTTGTACATCAGAAACGGAAGATGTACCCGACAACGGAGTTGACTGGGATGATTGTATGGTACAGGACTATATCGACTTTAAACGCAAAGGGATTATTCCTGATTTCTATAAAGAAGAATATGAAGTATGGTTGAAGAATAATAACCAAAAGTAAAATATTTATGGACAAATTTTTAGGACAAGACATCCTTGAGCAGGAACGTTGGCAGTTCCTTCAGGATAATGCCGATGCAGTAGAGAAAATCGGTTATACCCACCGATTCACACCCGAAGAATTGGCGCAAAAGAAAGAAACATTAGCCGAGGTATCAATCACCATCAATGATATTGAGATTGAAAAGAAAGAGGCTATGGAAGAGTTCAAAGAACGCCTGAAACCTTTGAATGAAGAAAAGCAGGAACTTTTGGATCACATCAAGAGAGGTTCTGAGTTTGTGGAAAATGAAGAATGTGCCAAAATTCTCTACCATGAGGAAAAGATGGCAGGATTCTATAACAAGTTGGGTGAGCTGGTTTACAGCCGCCCGATTATGCCGCAAGAAATGCAGAAGACAGTATTCAGTATTAACCGTAAAACAGGAACAGAATCATGAGCGAAAACAAATTAAACGTGATTGTACCGAAAGATTATAACGGTGCACCAATTGAAGTAGTATTGAGAGAGGGAGAAGCCCCCGTAGCACTCGCCCCGAAAGAACCAGAAAGAGTAGTTATCAATGGAACGATAGATGCACCTATCAGATGGTTGGAGAAACGTGTCGAACTGATTAATCAGAAAGCGACGAACATTATTGTAAACCGTGATAAGATGAGGATGGCTCTGACGATTGACGAAACCAGTTACTATCAGACTGAAATCAACGGTATTTTGCAGCCTTCAAAAGAAATGCAGGAGTTCGGTATCAACGTTGAAAAGAAATGGGAACCCATCAAGTTATCTAAGTTCATCAAAATGCACCGTGCTTTCTTTACTGACAAGTCACAGAATATGATGCTTGTATCTACTTTGAAGAATTTCAAAGCAAAGGTAAACCAAGACATTGAGCGCAGCAAGGAGGAAAACGGCAGCAAAGTTGACAACTACTCGCAGGTGGTTGATTCCAATTTACCGAAATCATTCAAACTGAACATCCCTCTTTTCAAAGGCTTTGCCTGTGAAGAAATCGAAGTTGAGATTTACGCGGATGTAGACGGTAGAGACGTATCTCTTTCCTTAGTATCTGCCGGTGCGAATGAAGCAATTGAGGAATACAAGAATAAAGTCATTGATGTACAGTTGGATGTCATCAGACAGATTGCACCAGACATTGTAATCGTTGAGGTGTAACTTTGTTAACCTGCCTGTCCGGTCTGTGAAGATGGGGCGGGCGAAAATGGGGGTGCGCAGTGGAGTGCTTTTGACTTTCGAGAGGTGCACATGGTAGAAAGTACGGTACGTGAGATATAAGGAGTAATTAACCTTAGAAGTAGCGCAAAAGGATTTAGTCCTTGATTGGGTGTTCGAATCGCCCCATCTCCACATAAATGTGAGCCACACATAAATGGCAAGAGTTAGTAAATAATGGTTGTGCCCCGGAGAATACGCTTCGGGGCTTTTAATTTGATAAGGTTATGAAAGAAAAGGAAATGCCTTGGCATAATTTGTTGTTAGATGATTTGCCCGGTGAAATTTGGGTTGATGCCTTTGGATTTGATGGTGTATATGAAGTCTCCAATATGGGAAGAATAAAGAGCCTTGCAAGATGGGTTTCTAATGGGACATCAGAAAGATTTGTCAAGGAACGTATAAGAAAACAATCTTTATCGAAAGATGGAAGGTTAACTTGCCCATTTCGTATTGATAACAAAATGTATTCTATGAATATTCCTGAGCTAATATATAAATCTTTTTATAATGATGTTTCAATAGGCAAGAATGAATGTATTATGCACAAAAACAAATTAGCCTCTGATAATCGATTATCTAATTTACGCTTGGTATCTATCTCTGAATCTCATAAACTTAATTACAAAAAGGGATTACTTCCTCATTTGAATGTAAATAATGAGAAGAAGCATAAAGAACATTTGGCTATAAAAAACAAGAAATGCAAAGTCTGTGGCTTAATTAAAAAAAAATCTGATTTTGAGCATAATAGGTGTATTTGTCTATCTTGTAGAAAGAAATATAATCATGAAAAATACTTGAAAAATAAAAATAGATAGAATGCCGTACTACATAAAGAAAAAGGCTAAGAAAAAAGACAAGCCTTTACCTCTGTTTGATAAAGCAGGGGTAACAGTAAAGAAGAAGCCGGATTTGAAAGCTAAGCTCGACAAGGAGTTTTCCCTTTTTATCCGGCTTCGTGATGCAATGCCAAACGGGTATTTTAGATGTATCTCGTGCGGACAGATAAAACCATTCGGACAAGCTGACTGCGGACACTATTTCAGCCGCACACATCTGGCGACCCGTTTTGATGAAAACAATTGTCATGCTGAATGCCGACACTGTTTAACACCGGATTCTCTCGTCTTAATGAAAGATTTTATATGGAAACAGCTTGGTGAAATTAGTGTTGGTGAAGAAATATTTGCTTTTGACGAAGAAGTAATTTATAAAACTTCACGAAGATATAGGGTTGGAAGGGTTACACACATAGAACGTGATATTCAAGATGTGTATGAGGTAGAGTTAGAGAATGGAGATAAAATGAAGACAACTGCTAACCATAAATGGCTCGCAAGGGCAAGACAAGGAACTTCATACACATGGATTGAAACACAAGAAATGTGGGTTAATGGCGTAAATCTTCATGGGAAGCACAAGACCGGACCTCATACAGATAGGACTACGACCATTGTCTGTAAACCATTTCAAGTAATACAACAAGAAAAATCCTATGAAAGCGGATGGATTGCGGGAATGATTGATGCTGACGGACATATTTGTCAACAGAATATTTCTAATCCAGATGGGACGAAACGCTATGGTTTTCGTGTCGGTATAGCCCAATGTGAGAAGTACATGGATATTTGCTCTGAAATAAAACGCTTACTTGAAAAGTTCACAGGAAATAATAAAACTTGTCGGCAGATGATGGAAGATTCAAATAGGCGTGGCACGTTTAAAAAAACGTATCAATCTTGGCAATTTCTTATAACAGGTACAAACATAGAGAAGCTCCAATTTTTAATGCGTGTTCGTCCGCATAAAATTGAAAAGGTGGATATTGAAAAACTTGGCAAACTAAAATCTCAATATGATACCAAAGTGAAAAGTATCAAATATATAGGTAAAGAGGAGATTGTCGTGATGGAAACGGATACGCGTACTTTCATTGCTAACGGCTATGCCATGCACAACTGCAACAGGTTCAAAGCCGACCATTTGGAAGGGTATCGGGTGAATCTAATTGCTAAAATCGGACAACAGAAGTTTGATTTATTAAAATGGAAAATAAAAGATTCGAAGGATAATCCTCAAAATTATAAGAAATCAGATTTTGATTATGAACAGCTAATCAAGTATTACAAGGCCCTTAATAAGAAATTACGAAAGGAGAAAGGTTTATGAGTTATGTATTACGAGATTATCAACAGAAAGCCTCTGATGCTGCCGTTTCTTTCTTCAATAACAAGGCGAAGAAAACAAATGCCATTATGGTGTTACCTACGGGCAGCGGAAAGTCGCTTATCATAGCGGATATAGCCGCAAGGCTTGACGGTCATACCTTGGTGTTCCAGCCCTCGAAGGAAATACTCGAACAGAATTTCAAGAAACTCTGTTCATACGGTATTCTTGATTGCAGTATCTATTCAGCTTCTTTCAACTCAAAGGAGATAAGCCGGATAACATTTGCCACCATCGGCAGTGTGAAGAATCATCCCGAACTGTTTACCCACTTCAAGAACATCATTGTGGATGAATGTCATCTTGTAAACCCCAAAGAGGGAATGTACAAGGATTTTTTTGATGCAGTGAAGTGTAAGGTTCTTGGACTGACAGCAACGCCATACCGTTTAAGCTCCAGTCGTGATTTCGGCTCCATGCTGAAATTTATCACTCGGACAAAACCTCATGTCTTTTCAGAGGTCATTTATCATGTACAGGTATCAACCCTATTAGATATGGGCTACTTGGCGAAGTTGGATTACTATTCAATGAATCCTTCAGGGTGGAATGAACTTAACTTGAAAGTAAATACTACTGGTGCCGACTATACGGATAGGTCAGTTCAAAAAGAATATGAACGGATAGACTTCTACGGTTATCTCGTTCATATCGTCCAAAGGCTGATGAATCCCAAAGCCGGAGGAAAACGGAAGGGTATTTTGGTCTTTACCCGTTTTTTGAAAGAAGCGGAACGGTTAACGATGTCAATACCCGGTTGCGCTATCGTTTCAGGTGATACTCCTAAGAAAGAACGTGAACATATTCTTGAGGCGTTCAAAGCTGGTGAAATTCCGGTAGTAGCTAATGTGGGTGTACTTACGACTGGCTTTGACTATCCGGAACTTGATACGGTCGTTATGGCACGTCCTACAATGTCACTTGCCATGTGGTATCAGATAGTCGGTCGTGCCATCCGCCCGCATCCTTCTAAAGAATGTGGATGGATTGTGGATTTATGCGGTAACATCAAACGTTTCGGAGAGGTGTCGGATTTACGATTGTTTGATAGCGGTAATGGTAAGTGGGCTGTATTTTCTAACGGAAGGCAATTAACTAACGTGAGATTCTAAGACTATGGACGAAGGATTTTTGAGGCTAAGCCGCAGGTTTTTCTCGAATGAAATGTGGAATGAAGCCCGTACTTTTAGCAGTTGCGAAGCGTGGTTAGACTTAATTCAGTCTGCACGATTTGAGGCAACGCCCCGAAAGGAGAGTATCGGAGGTCGAGAAATCTCTTATTCAAGAGGTCAATATCCTGCATCCATAAGATTTCTGTCACAGCGTTGGAAATGGTCTGAAAAGAAGGTGCGTTCCTTTCTTGTGCATCTTAGAAAGAAAGGTATGATAACTGTTGAGTGCAATCAAGGAATGAACCTTATAACCTTATGTAAATATGAAGAATATAATCCAATGGGCACAACCAAGGGCACAAGTAAGGACACAGGTATTGAAAAGGAAATCAATGAATTAAGACAGGAATGGGCACAACTAAGGGCACAACTTGGGGCACAGCCCATGAACAACAATCTACCGCAATCCGAACTTTTACAAAAATCAGGGCACACAGAGGGCACAAATACAAAGAAAGAAGAAAGAGAGTATATAGATATATCTCTACATCAAAAGAAAGAAAATACTCCTGACGGAGTATCAAAGAAAGCCAAGCTTTCTTCGCCCTCCCCCTCTGAAAAGATTGATTACAGCGGATTGATGGAATACTATAATACCACATTCAAAGACAGACTCCAGCAGATA